GCAATGATTTGCTGCTTCCTCCTGATGATTGGCTAGACATGATGCGCCGTGCCGTCATCCGCGAGGCAAATGGTATCGCATTCCACATAGAGAATCACGAAACGGCACGCAACGAGTACGGGGTATGGACGGAGAAGAGAGTCAATGATTACGCTGAGCCGAGAGGATCAAGTTTCCAGATGATTCCTCCTGGCGATTATGTGCTCATCTCCAAGGAAACCCCATGATGGAGATACCAGCAGAAAAAGAATGCCATGGGTGTTGCTACCTACACTTGGATATGGACTATGGCTTCTGGGATTGCAACTACCCATTGAAGAAGTACGAGGGCGGGCGCGTAGATTGGGATTTGGAACATCCCTTTGATGACGAAGTTCCATTGCGCGGTCCCGCCTGTCTCTCCGCCTATCCCAACGGAGCCACAGTGACGATTACGGCAAAGGAGGGAAAGTGAGCGATGATAAGTATGGACGGTATGCCGAGAGGATAAACGCGGCTCTGGAAACCTATCTCAAGGAAGTGGCGATTGCTACCTTGGAAATCGGGGATGGGCCGCTTCCAGAGGGACTGCAGAGCATTGGGACAAGGCACATGGTACTCGGAAAGCGGTATCTCGTTATTCCGGCAAATGCGAAGGAGCGAGACGGCAAATAGCTGAGATCATCACGGGTCGGCAAACCCCAGGAGGTAAACGTGGAAGTACTGCATAGGAAGGTCAGCGGGAAGGTCGTGCGTGTTGAGGAGACCCCGCTGATGAAGAAGCCAAGAAAGAAGAAGTCAGAACACACCAAACGGCAGGAACTCTGCGACACCCTTTTCTCTGAAGCCGTCCGTCTGAGGGATCGTGGAACCTGTTGCTACTGCGGCAAGACCACGAAGATGGCGCAAGTCCACCACATCTTCTCCCGCGTCCACATGAGTACCAGGTACGACCTGGAGAACGGCGTGACGTTGTGCTACTACTGCCACATGATGGTCGCTCACCATGACGGCGGGACGTTCAACCATTGGGCTGAGTACGATTGGCTCGGTCATGCAGCCTACGAGCAGTTGTACCAGCGAATGAGAGAGTTGGTCAAGACAACCGACGCTTGGTATGACGAGCAAGAGGCTCGGTTGCGGGCGTACATCGCCAAGTTGCAGGAGCAGCCATGAGACTCCTCGCCTCTCTCTGTTACGCCGTCTGCATCCTCTTCTGCTGTGGGGTAGCGGTGTCGGTTGGAGTGCTGCTCTGGACGATTTTCAAGCCAGAGGTGAAGCGATGACCGGTGAAATGTTGAAGCCCCTCGAAGGTCGCCCATACCTTGACCAATGGAAAGAGCGCATGACGGAACCCGCCAAGCCCGTCAAGGTCAAGAAGAAGCACCACAAGAAGGGCCGGAAGAAGGTCAAGCGATGAGATCGCTCGCAGAGTTGGCACGTTTGGCAGGATACCAGGTACTCGTAGAAGCCTCCCCTAGTTGCATCGAGATCACGGGTGACGGAAGGTGGCACATTCTGGAGCATGAGGCTTATCGCTTTGTTAAGCATAGTCTCAGAGATCACGTGACCCTGATTTTCCGTGATCCCTTGGGTGGTCGTGAACTTCGGGATCTGGGGAAAATGGGGGAACGGAGAGCTGAATTGCCGAGCAACCATTGCAAGTGGGAACGGCACGAAGAAGGTTTACACGGGGTCAAGGTCAGCGGTCGCAGATGGACGGCCCGGATCATGGATCATGGAAAATGTGTCTACATCGGCACCTATGATGATGCTATCTCGGCTGGCATGGCGCATGACCGTTACGCTTTAGAGCATGGCATGGAAAACAAGTTGAACTTCCCGCACATGAAAGAGCTGGTACGGCAAGAACTCACGGGAGCTGTTTCAGACTAGAGTTACCAACAGCTTCAACAGTACCTTTCCACATTGACAACGCCCTGAAACGCAGGTATAATACCCTCCATGGGAGTTGCACCGCTCGAAGCCCCGGCAAGGGCAGACAGCACCGTAGGTCTTAGGGGTACATGCGCTCTGTCAGACTGTACCCCTATTGGCACATCTACCCCTCTCTACGCATATCCTCAACAGGACTGCAAGGAGAGGGTTTTTCGCATGTCCAGGTGACAGCATGACCTATCCCGAAATGGATGTTGAGGAGTTGCGACGAAAAGCAGACAGAACTATGCCCGGCGCATCTTCGGGATGCCGGATCCATCTGTGTCCTACGGGCGCGATGGGGCTGTCTGAGCAACCAGACAGGCCGGGCAACCTTGATGATACGACTTTCAGAGCCTGTGACAAGGCTTGCACCCGTTGGGCTGGCTCATCGAGCAGAGCTTTCCCCCTCCTTCGGCTGATCTGTCGCGGACATCGACGGACGGCTCCACGGGTGTCTATAGATAGGTTGCCACGATGAACGAGATCATCTGCGCTGACTGCCTGGAAGTCCTGAAGTCCATGCCCGACAAGTCGGTTGACCTTGTACTGACGGACCCGCCGTACGGGATAGGTGAAGCGGCCGGCAGAAACAAGAGTAGGAGTTGCCTAGGAGTTGCACGTGACTATGGTGATGAGGCATGGGATAACGCCATACCAACGCAGGAATACTTTGACGAAATGCGCCGCGTCAGTCTCAATCAGATTATCTTCGGTGGCAATTACTTCGCTGAGTACCTCGGCAATTCCCCATGCTGGGTTGTGTGGGATAAGGACAATGGCGCAACGGACTTTGCGGACTGCGAATTAGCATGGACATCGTTTGATACCGCCGTTCGCAAGTTCCGCTTCCGCTGGCAGGGGATGTTGCAAGAGGACATGGCACATAAGGAAGTCCGGCAACACCCAACACAGAAGCCCGTTGAACTCATGCGATGGTGCCTAGACAAGTATAGCAACGAGGGCGACACTATTCTTGACCCCTTTGCTGGCTCAGGCACAACCTGTGTTGCAGCCAAGATACTTGGCAGGAAGTACATCGGGATTGAGATAAGCCCCGTCTACGCCGAGATAGCCAGAAAGCGTGTGGAACGGGCGCAGTATGAAGAGCGCCTATTTGCGGTGACGGCATGAAGATCGGCAGACCGTCTGTCTATAATCCGACCTTCCGCGCTGATGGCTAAGTCCAAGTACGATTGGTTAACCATATGTGAGGAGTTTGTTAACTCTCCCAGTGGTATCACATTGCAGGAACTGGCTGCAAAGTACGACATTCCCTATCACGTGATCTGCAATAAGTCATCCAAGGACAAGTGGGTCTACAAGCATGAGCGGTTTCTCATGCGCCTCACTGAGCAGACATCCGAGAACAAGGCTGTGGCTGTTGCCAGCAAGGGACGGCAATGGGATGACCGTTGTATGGAAATGGCAGAACGGATCATGGACTTGGCTGCTGAAGAGGTGGCCGGACATCCAATCAAGGATCGCAAGGGAGAAGTCATTATGGGTGGGGATGGCAAGCCACTCCTGTTCAAGGCTTCAGCCAAGGATGTTGCTACTGCGGTCAAGGCTGTCCAGGAGATTGGCAAGTCTGCCCTTGGCGACAAGCCCAACGGCGATCTTGCTCTGACTGTTAGTGTGAGGGAATACGTTGAGTCCAAATCCTGACAAGATCGTCCGGCTGCTAGAGAAGATCGGCCACATCCGCACCCAGGACGGCATCCAGCCCCTGCGCCTGTTCGATTGGCAGAAGCGGTATGTCGAGGCCGTCTGCAACCATGATGAGGTGGCTGTCCTGAAATCAAGGGACATCGGCTCCTCGACGGTCGCGGTTTGCCTGTACACCCTCCTCGCCCTGATCTACGGGGGCGACTTCGTTATTGCTTCGTACAAGAAGGACTCCGCCAAAGCCCTGTTCGAGACAGCGGATGTGTTCCTCCAGAACTTGCCCCCCGAGTTTGCACAGTGGAGCAAGTGTAGGACGGATACCGACTACCACAAGGTGCTCTACAACGGCTCGCATATCACTGCTATGGAAATGTCCGAGCGGGTTGGGCGTTCGTTCCGAGCCAAGTACCTGTTGGCCTCTGAGCTGGCCTTCTGGAACAACCCAAAGGACTCATGGACTGCCATTACGGGTTCCGGCGTGGCGGGCATGAGCATCACCGCAGAATCGACTCCCAACCCTGGTCCCGAAGGAGCGTTGTTCGAGTCCCTTCTGGACAATCCCCAGTGGTTCAAGGTGGAGCAGGACTTCACGGGGAACCCCGCGCACACTGAAGCGTGGAAGGTTGCCAAACTTGCAGAACTGGACGGGGATGAGGCGCGGTTTGGACAGGAGTACGAGTGCAGTCTGGACAAGGCTTCGACTAGTCAATCCGTCATTCCCCTTGTTGCCATTCGTGACGCCATGACAAGAGACCTCCCTGAGGGGTTGCCTGTGAGAATTGGAGCGGATATCGCAAGATTTGGGGATGATAGGACGGTCATCACCATCGTCAAGGGCCGTAAGACGTTGCCTCAGATTGTTATCCGGGGAATGGACACGCAAGAGATTGCCAAACAGGTCTATGACCTTGCGTTGTTGCATCGCGCCGAAGCGGAAAACATCGACGTTATTGGTGTTGGTGCGGGTGTTGTAGATGCACTCAATGGCATGGGGCTTCCCGGAGTGAGCGGGATCAATGTCGGGGAACAGGCGTGGGATAGCGAACGGTTTGCCAACAGAAAGGCTGAGCTATGGTTCAGTCTTCGACAACGGTTGCTAGATGGTGAGATATCTCTGCCCGATGATCGCGATTTAGAGAGAGAGCTGATGGTCAGTTACAAATATAACATCGTCGGGAAGATCATCATTGAAGCAAAAGAGGTAGTCAAGAAGGTTCTTGGCAGAAGCCCGGATAAGGCAGACAGTCTTGTCCTTGCGCTTGCACCAAGCCTGGGGTTGCTGGCGTGATGACTGACACAGAACGCAAACAGCGCCGCCTTGAAGCGTCTCACCGCTATGCCGTGGCGCATCCCGAGCGCGTGAGGGCTTGTCGTATGGCGTATCACGCTACGCATAAGAAAGAAGCCCACGAGTATTACATGGCCAATAGAGATGAGACAATCGCCCGTTCTAGGGCGTGGAAAGCTGAGCATCCCGAGAAAGGCTCTGAGTATTATGCGGCTCACATTGCAGAGACGCGGGCGCATCATGCCTCCTATTACGAACAACACAAGAAGGTGGTGGATGCGAAGAATGCCGTGTGGAACAAGGCACATCCAGCGTTGATGAAAGAAGTAAAAGCGAAGTCTCGCAAGGCGCATCCAGAGACCAATTGGAAGGTCAAAGCGAAACGAAGAGACTTGGGCTTTGTTCCTCTGAATCAGCCATTTGATGGCTGCAACGGTCATCATATCGACCGTGAGCGTGTTGTGTATATTCCCGAGGTGTTGCATATGAGTATCCGGCATAACGTCTGGAATGGCCGCAAC